TTGTACTCTTTGTTCCAACCTTTGAACGTAATTATTCCGAGGGTGTCCCAAACGTTCACAGGCATATCATATAAAATCTTTCCTGCCACCTTTGACGCTGACATATTTCTGAGACCCTCTTTTTTTTGCTCACTGAAAAATTTCTCCCAGTCAGTTTTGTCATCAGCTTGTTCAGCTAACTCAAGCCATGAAGGAGCAGGTGTGATGTCCTCGTCCTCATCTATCATCCACTCGTACAGGTTTCCATTTGGATGTGTAGACGGTGCTAGTATGATGTATGAGTTGTCCGATCGAATGTCGATACCCTTTCTGATACCGACTTTAGGTCCAGTTAATCCCTCTCGCCATTTGTAGATGAGATGCGAACCTCCTGAGCCTGTTCTCTGTGCTAGTGTTGGAGGTAATTCTAATCCTTCCTTATCCACTTCGCCCTTACCAGAGTCAATATCAACAACAATAACCCCTGACACCTTTCCACACACCAACGCTAAGCCGTAATTTTGATTCTCTCGGAACCAAAGACGCACTTCCTGTTCTGTGGGAGGGGTTGTTTGATACTCTGTCCACGATTTCATCGCAGGCAGTTTGGATCGTGGGGCAATAGGTATTATGCTCCACCCTTTCTTCAGATATTTTAATGCGTAATCAAGATTTGTCATACGATTTTTTCTAACATTTCTAATGTCACATCTCTAACTACTTTGATACCTCCGTCAGTCGGCTGTATAGTCACGGTCATATTTCCGTAATAAATGTTCACACGATCATTTGATTCCTCTTTGATAAAGGAAATCATATAAGGATTTTTTTGTAATCCAAGGTCTTTATAACCTAGTCCTTCCATTAGCAATGTTATTTCTTCTATTGTTGGCATAATATTATTTATACACAGAAAAACCCACATGAGATGGACGCAACTTTCGCTGCCTCACGTGGGTTTTTATAAGTATAAAAAGTTATGTTTGCGTCCATGTATGAAATATTATCATACATAAAATGTCTTCACAATATCTTCATGTGGATAACTTTGTTTGTTTCGCAATTCTAATGGCTGTGAGCCTCTGTCCTTGAGCCAATCTATCCTCTTTTGATACTTTTCGCCAACCTTTTTTCCGTCTCTGGGACATTATTAAGGATTTTTGATCAGGAGTAAGTCCTGCCCAGTACTTTATTTTTGCCTGTTTGTTCTTTTCTGACATTGTACTTATATTTTAACACACATGTAACCATTTTGGTAGTTATTTTATATCATCCCAATCGTCTCCTCCAGACATGTTTCTGCCCATGAGGATAAAACCATACATTACGTACCAGATTATTGTGGCGCACAGCATTAAAACTGCTATTACTATTCTTGTTGTCATGTTAGTTATTCCTAGGTCTCTGTTCAGTCCAGTATCGAATACCTGGGTGCTTGTTACCGGCTTTCATTTCGGCTCTTATGGCTACCATATCAACTAAGTAAAACCGAATAGGCACCTGAGTAATATCCTCCACCTCACACATTGGGTACTCAACAAACGACATTGAACCTGTGTCAGTAATTACTTTTTTCTCGGCTTTTTCAACCGCTTCCAGCTTCTGTATGCCTTTTTCAAAAGATAGGTTGCCCTTGCCAGGTTTTATTCGGTCTGCAATAGCTTGTTCTGCTTCACGTTGCGCGTTTACTAGGTTTGTTTGATAAGTTACTGTTTGTTTTGTAAGGTTGTCTATAAACGATTCTAGGGCCTTCTGACGAGGTTCATATTTTGCTTTAATGTTGGCAATAGACTCTTTGATTGGATCTAATAAGGTTGCCATATCACCCTTTAAGGCCTTTAACTCCTTCTTAGCTAAAATCAAGTATGTAGAAGCCTCTTGTAGTGAATTTTGATCGGTTACTTCTATACTTATTTCTTGTAATTTTAATTCATTTGTCATTTTTTTTGGTTAATTAAAAATTGAGGTCGACCAGAAAACTGTCGCCCTGTACTAATGTTCGGACTGCGTGTCCCGTGCTTGCTTATTAGTGTCTGTTGTTAACAGGCTTATAATTTGTTCCTCGTCTGCTTTTTGTAAGATGTAAACGATTCTTTCACGCTGTTGCGAAAAGTAAACGAGGGCTATCGGATCGCCTTGGTCGTTTATAACGACGGGCAAGGCTTGTTTTTGTACTGTTTGCATTTTTGTTTTTGTTAAAAGACTGTAAGCATGGCTAAAATGGCTTATAGGCTTTTTACATATAACAAAAAACCGCTAAACACTTCCCGCGCGTTCATCCCACTTAGTGGACTAATTGCTAATTTGTGTTTAACGGCTTTTCTTTTCCGCTTGTTGCGGTATAGATTTGCTGTCGGTTTTTAATAAAATATCATTCTACTTTTTCCCGTTTTATAGTTTAGTATTTGTATACCATTACTATAAAATGTAATCTCAAAACGATTTTCTCTATTCACTGTAAAATTACATTGTATGTACTCATTTGCAGTGATAGTTATTATTTTTCCTCGTTCCTTTTTAATTGTAGTTGCTAGTTTCATGTTATTTTAGTTTATCTAGTAAAGACTTTGCTTCTGTTTTATATATATCTGCTATTTCCTTATCATCACTCAATCGCTCTAACAGATCCTTATAATATCTATCTGTTGACATATATACATTCAAGGCCTTGTGTCTTTGCTCTATAAATTGTCTAACATCTTGCTCTAACTTTTCTAACTTTTTAGCTTCTTTGTAGTAGTATGATAAGTTTTCTTGTTCTGCTTCATTGTCTATAACATCTTCTAAAGGGTTGTTAAAGTCTACCTCTAGCCACCCGCCAGAACGTCCAGCATAGTTGCTAGATAAACCGTATTCTATTTGAATATCATCTATAAGCATCATCGCTTCATCGTTTAGTTGCTCTTCTGCTATAGAGTAGAGAGTATTATCGTTATAATATTCTCTTTGTCTTTTTGATAACATAGGTTCAAGCTTGCTAACACTAAAAAACTCTTTCATTTTCACGTTGTAGGCTATTCTGTTAGGTTTTGGATACCACCAGTTATTACCATTATTACCGTGATTTTTTGCTTCTACAAAAAAGCTGTTAACTTTATTTATAAAGTTTATTTTATCTTGTTTTTTCATTGTATTAAGTTGTCAACGAACACGCGGTCAGTCTTTTAATGACTGTATTGAGCCGGCTAACAGTTTGAGGGTTGTTAGTAGGCTCTAACAGGCTAATAAACTGTTGTCCGTTCTAGTGTCTCATCAAAGGATAGTTCGTAATCGTCTGGGACTTCTTTTGAATAGCTGAAAGCTGACCAAGATGTGCCAAAATCGCCTATGCAGATTATGTGATGTTCTAATTTTTCACTGTAACCGATATTTACACCGTAAGACTTTAATCGCTCAACCTCGTAATCCTCTGCATCTGTAATAAAGTATTGATAGTATTCATTATCAAATTCACCATTACCACCGCAATTATCACAAGTTTTATCTCCTTCTATGTTTCCAGTTCCCTTACAATCTTCACACTCTGAATAAAACAAATCCATGTTGTCTTCAATAAAATTCTCGTCTATCTCGTGAATATTGTTTAACAAAATCATTTGAATTGGTTTGAATAGCTTGTTGCGTTCTATATATACTTTTTTCATATATTTTACTTTAAGTTGATAATTACTTGATAATCTTTAAAAGCGTCGGCGATAGAGTTGGCTTGTGTTGTGCCGTAGCCGATACAGAATTTGCCGTTAATGTGGCCACGAGTAATAAACCAGTTAGGGGTCAATTGCTCAGTGGTTAGTTTTGTTTTTGTGTCTTTCATATTGATTAATTAAGCTGTTCTAATTAGATAGATAATAATTATAAAAGAGACTAGGGCTACACTCACCACTAGGGCGCTTATTGTATCGTGTTTCTCTATAAACTTGTTTAATTTATTCATAAATTTATATATTGTTATACTTATAATAACCTTTTAATGTAAGTACTATTATTAACGCTGGCAGTATCACTATGGGTAATACAGCGACATATAATATATTTGTTATGATGTTTTTTATCATACATATAGTTTATATGTACGTTGTATATAAGTCAATAGGGGTGATATAGTAGTTATCCACTTTTCATTATTATAACATAGATTTTAGGTCTTGTACAATATGGCTAGATACATAAGAAACGATACAGAAGATACACTTATATTTTAATTACGTCAAATATTATATATATATTTATATATATATTATTATTATGATTTAACAATGGATATATAATGGTAGTCAATAGGTAATATATTATGCAAAAGACTTTTTGGTTTTAGGGCGTGAAAGCGTGGGGGGAGGGGCTAGGAATATGGATATGTTAAAAAAGGGCATTTGGCTAAAAGAGTAGGTTGTTTGTTAATCGGCCTATGTTGGCTCTTTTCTCTGTTTACCCCTCTTTTTTATATGTACGTTAGTGCCACAAAGATCATAAACGTTGAACGTGGGGCATTTTAGAGCCTTGTTTTTTGGCTTATTGGTACATAAAACAGCCTTTGTCATAAATATATGGCTATAAATATATATATTCTAATATACGCAGAGCTACCATAATGGATATTGTGCGACACTGTCAAAGATATAGGAATGATTTGTTATAAGAGACAAAAACTATTAGACAAAAACCCAATACAGAGGAAACCAATTAAGCGATATGTTGAAAAATCTGCTAGCACTATTCAAGGCTCTCATTTGACATATCTCAAATATCGTGTTCCACTCTACCTTTGCACGTATACAACATATCGTGGTATAATATCCCTATGACATTTGAAATAGACGTAGTTAAAAAGGTCCCAGTCAAAGTGAAAGTCTCTATCAGCAATGAGCAAGAGCGCTTCTGTCAGCTCTTTGCCAGAGATGAGAAACTGGCTGGCAAGCCATTTGAGTGTTTCATGGCTGTCTATAGAGACCAGCTAGAACCGCACCAGACGCCCGACGTTGTACGTAAAGAGGCTAAGGCTCTCCTTACCTCAGATAATATAATTCAGCGAATTAACAGCCTTCTAGAGGAAGATGGCTTTAATGACGCTAATGTTGATAAGCAACATTTGTTCCTAATCAATCAGCACGCTGACTTCTCTACTAAGATGAAAGGTATAGAGCATTACAACAAGTTGAAGAAGCGAACAAATGATTCTCCTGTATTTATAATGCCTCAGCCTATTATGGATTGGGATGATGCTGAGCCAGTACAACTAGATAAGAAAGATTTTCAAGTAATAGATGGCAAAGTGTGATATACTTCTACATATGAAACTAACTAGAGAGGAGTACAATACGAGACAAAGAGAACGCAAATCCACACCAGAATTTAAAGAGAAGCGACGTAAATATGATAGGGTACGCCTTTTAGATCCAAAAGTTCAAGCGAGAATGAAAGCATATAGGCAATCTCCTAGAGGTAAGGAGGTGTCTCGTAAATCTGGTATAAAACTTAGAGCTACTGAAAAATATAAAGAAAGAGCTCGTTTATATAAGCGAACTGATAGATACCAAAGATGGCGTCGTAACCACGACTTTAAAAAGAAGTTTAGTATTACGTTAGATGACTACGATAAAATGTTTGAGGCACAGAATGGTGTGTGTGCTATTTGTAGTGAACCTGAGACTTTTATAATGAAAGGCCGTACTCACTCTCTAGCTGTGGATCATTGTCATTCAACTGGAAAAGTTAGAGGTCTTCTTTGTAGACAATGTAATCAAATGTTAGGTTATGCTAAAGATAAAATTGAAATATTAAACAAAGCGATAGAATATTTAAAAAAATATGGCATTTACTAAAACTACTGCTACGAAGAAGATACTTAGGGCAATGAAACCTATTGATGGAAGGTACCCTAAACGCCTTCTTGTTATTCCGGGTGGAACATCTGCAGGTAAAACAATCAGTATCATTATGTTTCTTATCATGCTAGCTCAGAAAGATACCACACCCACACTAACATCAATAGTCTCGGAGAGTTTCCCGCACCTTCGACGAGGTTGTATACGTGACTTCATGAATATAATGCAAGCACAAGGGTACTTTAAAACGGACCTTTGGAATGCTACTGATAGTATATATACCTTTGAGAATAAAAGTAAGATTGAGTTTTTTTCTTCAGATAATGGTGACAAACTCCGAGGTGCTAGACGTGACAGGCTATTCATTAACGAAGCTAACAATATTACTTTTGATGCGTTTGAACAGTTAGAGGTTCGAACTAAGGAATTTATTATATGTGATTTTAACCCTACGAATGAGTTTTGGTATTATACAGAGATAAAAGGTAATAGGTCAGATTGGCAGGAACTCACTCTTACTTACAAAGACAATGAGGCACTTAGCCAGAACATCGTGGATTCTATTGAGCAACGAAAAAATAGAAAAGGTTGGTGGCAAGTATATGGGTTAGGTCAACTAGGTGAAGTTGATGGTAAAATATATAAAGGTTGGCAGGTTATTGATGAAGTCCCACATGAAGCCCGTCTTGAAAGGTATGGGGTAGACTTTGGCTATTCTAATGACCCAACTGCTATTATAGCTGTATATGTATATAATGGGGGATTTATATTAGATGAGATTGCCTATCAAAAAGAATTATCAAACAAACAAATAGCTGATATTTTACTTAATTATGAGAAGGCTCCAGTTATTGCAGATTCAGCAGAACCTAAATCTATTGCAGAGTTACAACAGTATGGACTTATAGTAATTCCTGCTGAGAAAGGACGGGATTCCGTTGCTAATGGAATACAAGTAGTGCAGGACCAAGCTATCTCGTATACTAAAAATTCCGTCAATATTAAAAGAGAGTACAATAACTACCTTTGGAGGAATGATAAAAATGGAAAGATTTTAAATGTTCCTGAATCAGGATTTGACCATTGTAATGATGCGATAAGATATGCAATAACCTCTATTGTAAAGGTGGGTAATCCTACTGAACAAGAGCGAGAACAGGTGATGACGACTAGACATGAGAGAACCTTGACACAGTTTGATGTGGGATTATAAGAAATATGGTATAATACATACAATGAAAATAATTCAAGAGAAAGCTAGTGAGTTAAAGTCGCAGATGGAGACTGAAATTACTCAGTACTTAACTGAAACTGTTCCTATTTCAGAAGATCATGAATTTTCTGAGTATAAACTGAAGAGAAGAATTTCTTTATTTGAAAATAAGATATATCCTACAGGTAAATTTGATAAGCAAGGCAACTATAAATATTGGTTTGATATTATAACTCCTGCTATTGATGCAGAAGTAAAGAATATTGATTTTGATTCTAAAGATCCTAAGATATTTTCGAACAGAGATAGCGATGCACTCATGTGTATCGTTTCTAATTTGTCACTAGATGAATATTTGCGTACAACAGGTCAGGCAGAAGAAATAAATAATGCTGTAGAGGAAGGAGCAGGATGGGGGAATGTTCTGTGGAAGAAAATAAAGAACTCATACGAAAGATGTGATTTGAAAAATACATACGTCATAAATCAAACTGCACTAACTGTTGACGATACACCTATTATTACGAGACACTCGATGTCAGCATCTGAACTTTCGGAGAAATCAAAAGTCTACGATAAAGATGCTGTGGCGGAGGCACTAAAAAATGAGAATAAAACATATAAATCTCAGATAGGTACACAAGAAGTTGAGACGACTACACCTTTTCATGAGGTTTTTATTCGTGATGGAATGGTTGAACTATGCGACTTGAAAGAAGCTAGAGGAGAAAGGGAAAATGAAGATGATGAAGGTAAGTACGTATTAGCAAGGGTTGTTGGATTAGGGACAAAAGGTAATACGACAGGAGTGTCCATTACAAAGATTCTTTTTGCTGAGGAAATAAAGAATAAGAAAATGTCCGATATATACAAGGAGTACCATAGAGGACGTTATAAAGGACGTTGGTATCGTGAAGGACTTTATGAACTTCTAATGGACATTCAGGTTCGTGCTAACCAGATAGGAAATCAGATTGCTCAAGGACTAGAGTTTGCATCAAAGACACTCTTTACGACACCAGATAAACTTATAATGCAGAATATAATCACTGATCTAAAGAACGGTGATATTATTCGTGCGTCATCATTCCAGCATGTGCCTGTTAGAATGGAAGGATTCGAACAACTAGTGAACAGCTGGAATATGATGATAAGTTTGCGAAATGAAATATCTAACTCACGTGAAATTGTTACAGGAGAGAACTCTCCTAACCAGCCATTCAGACTTGGTGCTCTATTGAATCAAAATGCTAATAAGCTTTACTTCTTCATACGACAAAAATTAGCTATTCCATTCTCAGAGATGTTCGAACAGTGGATAGTGCCAGGTCTTATTGATGATTTGAAAACTCAAGACATTCTACGACTAACAGGAGACTCAAATATGCTAAAGAGATTCTGTGGCATGATTGTGGACAACTGGTATATAGAAAATCTTGCTTCTTTTCCTCCACACTCAAATGAAGAAGCTATGACAATAAAGATGCAGGAAGTAGAGAAGCTCATGGCTAGACCTCAACTATTTATGGAAGGTCTAAAGGCTTCATTTAAGAACTTCAAACCTCAAGTGATTGTGGACATAACTGGCGAACAGACATCTGTTGATTCAGATCTACAAACTATAGGAACGTTCGTTGGATTGGAGATGGATCCAGTTCGAAGAACAGCACTTATTGAAATGGCTATGATGAAGAAAGGAATAGATGTTGGAAGACTACCTAAAGCTCCTCCACAACCTCTACCTCAACCTGACAAAACACAGCCATCACAGGAGCAACTTAATAAAAAACCTCAGATGACTCCATTTAAAGGACAGCCAGTAGCTGCATAAAAGACATGAACCAGAAGAAAAGAAAAAAAGAACTGGAGAAAATGTACAAAGAGTTAACAGACCCAGAGGTAATTGAAAAAAATAAACGTGAAGCAGAAAGGAACAAAAGAAAAGAGGATAAAAAAGCAGACACAGGTCTTTGAAGGCGTGTTGCTTAGTGATGAAATTAGGGCTTTGAAGTCAAAAATCTTTGATATGGAGAGAGAACTATTTGAGGCAAAAGCCTTTGAGAAGATTGCATCAGATAAGCTATCCCATTGGGTTCAGAAGCACGATGAGCTTCTGGTAAAATATAAGGATTTATTAAAAAATAATGAGCCAAAGGCTTAAAAATATGACAAAAATGTCACCATCAAGAAAACTTAAAAAGAAACTAGGTGTTAGTAACTTAACCCCAGAGGAAAGTCTAGAGCTTAATGAGATGTTACGCCTAGTAAACTCTAGAAAATTTGAAGCTGCACAAGTTAAGGCAAATACAGCCTTGATTCCAGATGGTCAAAAGCTAGGAGAACAGCTAGAAGCAGTTGCAATTGTTCTTGAGAATATACAGAGACAATGGGTTGCTCAGCATCTACTCGCACATGGTTGGGAGGACGGTACAAAATGCAATATCAATTTAAATACAGGTGAGATAACTCTACAGTAATGGATCCAGAAGTAGCAAACAAACTAAAAGAAAATATACCTGAAATTCGGGCTTTTGTAGAATACATTAAAGACGAAATGAGGAAGTTAGATACCGTTCAGGGCTTAAGTCACTTAACTAGTCCAGTAGATAAGGCGGTTGAGGTTACAGGTAGAGAAAAAGCAATGGAAATATTAACAAATATCCTATCTCCACTAGTCGATGGTCAGGTATTTGATAAATCTGATAATAAAGATTATGCAGTTGAAGTGTAAATATGGTATAATATAGATATATGAAAAAATCAAAAGAAAAAATAACAGTAGCAGAAGCTATTGAGGCAGAGGAGATTGCCGTTCCTAGAGAGGAAATCGTTGCGGAGATAGGAGAAGAAGCTGTCGCAAAGATAGAGGAGGAGGCAGTTGAAGTAGATGTTGTAGAAGAGGTAGCGACAAAAAAGACCTCTAAAGGTTCTGTTTCTGTTTATCATAAATTGAATTTTATTAGGGAGTATTCAAGTGAGATTCATGGTAAAGACTATCTTAAGCTAGCAGAAATGTTCGCTGAGAAGATAGGCGGTACGATTAAGTAGAACTTTGACAATTAGTTAAGCACGACAAACTTGGAAGAGTTAGCTAGTCTTCTAAGCATATTTTGGTCGTGCTTAATATGCTTAGAATACTAACCAACTCTTTCAAGGGTTGGTGTTTTTATTATATAAAGGCCAATGGCCTACAAACAAAAAATTCCTATGGAAGAAAACAAAAATGTTAGTGCTGAAGAATTAGCGGCCGAACAGGCAGCCCTTCAGGAAAGTAAGGAGGATGAAGTTCGTTCTAAAATAATCGCTGAGTTCGGCTTCGACGAAGTTGATGATATAGAACGAATTGATAAATTAGTTGCTAAAGAGCTAGAACATTCTAAAAAAATGTCTCAAGCAATTGGGCAAAAAATTAAATGGAGGACTGAGGCTACCAAGTCAAAAGAAACCCCCGCTCCTACCGAGGTAAAGAAAGACAATGTCTCTCCTAGCCTTGATATAGATAAAGCGCTTGATGAAAGATTTGAGAAAAGAGATTTGGAATCTATGGAATACTCTGATGAGATAAAATCAGAAATTACTAGGATAGCAAAAGCTCAAGGAGTATCTGTAAAACAAGCGGCACGTGATCCTTACATTTTATTTAAAATAAAAGAGTTTGAAAAGGAGAACGATGTAGAAGAAGCCTCAATTACAAGAAACAATAAACCTAGTGGTAAGAAACAAGTTTCAATAGATAACCCACCAGATGTCGACATGAGTACTCCGGAAGGACGAAAAACATGGTCCGAATATACTGAGGCTCTGAAGAAACAAGGCTACTAGGATAACAATTTATTAATATGGCAAACAGCATATCAGATTTAAAGCCAGCTTTCTGGGCGAAAGAAGCACAGCGATCTTTGTTCGTAGAGAACAAGGCAATGGCTATTGCAAACACTACACTCAGAAATATCTTGGCAGGTGAAGGAGATACTGTATACCGAACTACAGTTTCATATCCAGCTTCAGCGACTTACGTACCTGGAACAGATATAACAACTCAGGCGGTAACAGGATCAAAGGAGACATTGACAGTAGGAACATTCCTAGCAAGTTTGGTTACTATTGATGATACAGAAAGAGTTCAGTCAGTTGTTGATCTAGCAACAAACATCTCTAACAAGATGATGAGAGATCACAATAACCGAATTGAGCAAGCAGTATTGGCAGAAGTTACAAACTCATCTTGGACACTAGACGATGGAAACGTCGGAGGTACTTCAGGAAACAATGCGATTGTAAACACAAACACTGTTCCTCAGTTCTTTATTGCAGCAGACACTAAACTAGATGCTATCGACGCTCCAAAGGCAGGTAGAACAGCAGTAGTTGGTGGTCACTTCCTAGGTCAGCTTAAGCTTCAGCAAGCTGGACGACAGACAGTGTTCGGAGATGGTGTTAACACACGAGGAGTAGTTGCTAACCTTTTTGGTTGGGATATTCTTTATTCTAACAACCTTCCTTACGCAGCTGTTTTGGGTATCGCTACACAGCCTACAGATGGTGACACAGTTACTATCGCAGGAGTTAGATTCACATTTAAGACAGTTCTAGGAACAACAGCAGGAAATGTTCTTATTGGTGCATCAGCAGCAACAGCGAATACAAACCTTACAGCTCTTATCAATGCTCCAGCAACTACAACTGCACAAGGCGTAGCTCTAGCTTCAGAAGATGCTTTTCTTCTAAGAGATAAGAGACGAGTTACAGCAACAGCAGGTGCTACATCAACAACTATCGCAGGTTTCGGAGATATCGTAGTTTCTGAAACTCTAACAGCGGCAGCTGATGTTTGGTCAGGACAGAGACAAGATGCATTGTTCTGCGTTTCTGGTTCAATCGACATGGTAGTTCAAATGCCACCAAAGATTGAGACAGTTCGAGATCAGGATCAATTTGCAACAATCGTTAAGTCAATGCTTGGTTATGGTAAGAAAACTTACGCTGACGGAGCAAGACAAATGGTTCGAGTGAAGATTGATGCTTCGACATCAGATTGGGCATAATTATTATCATCTAATCACAATCAATCATGACTAATAAAAATGTTTTGATAGGACTGGTTGTGGTAGTAATTATCGCAATCGGTGGGTACTTCTTCCCAGGTGCTAAAGAAGTTACACAGACAGTTCTTTCAGGTATGCCTTTCTTGGAGACTCAATATTTCCAGAAGGGTGTAGCTATAGGTGATAGAGGTACAGTAATTCCAAAATTACTACAGGGGTCAGGTGCATTTATTTACACTAGTTCTTCTGTAACTGCTTCTACAACTAAAGCTTTTGACATTGCGGTCACTGGAGTTGTTTCTACAGATCGAGTATTTGTACAAACAGCTACAACAACAGCTAATGGCGCTGGTTGGTTGATTACAGGTGCATCAGCATCTTCAACAGCTGGTTATATTACTGTTCTAGTTGCTAACAACTCAGGTGCTACAGGAAATGTTCCTAGGAATATTGCCTCAAGTACACCTTACCTTGTTATAAAAGCACAGTAGTTCAATCCTAACTCTTGCCTTCCTTAGGGGAGGCTGGAGATTAGGACTGAATGAATTAAAAATTAATTAAACATAATGAAAGAAAAAATATTAACAACAATATCAGTAATAGTCTTGATAGCCGTAGGATTTTTTATTGGGACTATTGCTGTTAATAAGACGTCTAGTGTCCTAGGAGGTCTAGCAACTGGTCAGACAGCTAAATATTCAGTTGCTTCTTCATCAGTATATTCAATATCTGGAGTGATGACTGCTTTGGCATCATCAACTTCAAAGACAAGAGATTACATCAGTATGACAGCAGTTAGTGGAACAGCGTATTGTTTAATGAGAAATGGTAGTGCTGCATCAGCATCAGATTATAGTTTTGTTCTTTCATCATCTACACCAAGATTTGAGATGGTTGAAGGTGTATATCAAGGAAGAATTAGTTGTACAGGTACAGCAATATTCAGTGTTGTTGAAGCTAATCTTTAAAACCAATGACCCAATTTCAAAGTGAGGCTAATAACTTAGATTTGTTCTCAGATTGCTTATGGCTATGTGGCCTTTCAGTTAGTGATACAACAAGTTATCCTATAAAAGATTTCACTAGAAATGCCAACTTTGCGTTAGATAAGATTACAGCTAAGATAATAAAAGCTAAAAATTGGGAGCACGATGATACTAACAACGCTTCTACTGAAATCCTTGATATTTCAACAGCTATAGTTTCAGGAACTAAGAAGTACGCAATTCCTCTTACATGGCTTAGAGTAGGATCTCCTGTCAGAATAAAAACAACTGACGGTATATGGCATACAATAGAACACAAAGAAAGAAATGAGCTGACAGATCAAGAGCTATCTGCAAGTGGTATACCTACATCTTATGAGAAGAGGGGTAATTGGTTATATCTCACACCTACACCTAACTTCTCTCAGTCTGCATCGTTGGAAGTGCCATTTCAGAGGGGACCTTCATACTTCGTCTATACTGACACGACAAAGACACCAGGATTTGCTACACCATTTCATAGACTTGTTTCTCTCTATGCGGCTAAAGACTACTGCAAAACAAATGGATTGTTTTCACGTGTAACAGATATCAATATGTCTATAAAAGAACTTGAAACCGACTTAATTCTTCATTATGAATCAAGAGATGACGATGAACAACCAACAATGAGAGTAGAGAAGAATGATTATGGACAAATGAGTGACTTGATAATGTAAAACACATGGTTGAAAAACTACCAACAGAAAAAACATTTAAGATTACTCTAAAGGATTTTCATGTAGCTGCTTCTCCGACAGCGCACCTAGACTCTCTTACTGAAGTAGGAGGAGCAGGTGCTTATTCTACGGCTCTGAATGTTGATTTATCTATTCCAAAGATACTGACACAAGGACCAGGACTTTCTACTCTAACAGCTGGTACTGAGGCAGGAGCTATTACAGAACTGGTTAACTACATAATGGATATACCAACGGCATCTGATGTCGCCTATGCTATTTCAAATACTAAACTACATAAGATAAGTTCAACGGCTGTAACAAACGCTGGTATATGGCCTCACGCAATAACGTCTGCAACAGGAGGTTCTTCTGCTATTGAATTTCAAGGTAATGTGTACTACTTCTTTAATAAAGCATCTGGAGGGGATATTGGTAAATACGATCAGGTCACTACTTTTACAGATAACTGGGGTAGTACAGTACCAACTGGTGCAGCCGCTCTACAATCTGCACCTCACCCAGTTGCTAAGAAAGAGGATATATTGATATTCGGTAATGGAAGATACCTTGGTACTTACATTTCAAGTAGCAACACTCTAGCTCCAACAAAACTCGATTTCGGCGTTGCAACTGAGGTAGCTGACGTCTGCTTTAATGCGAATCAGTGGTGGGTGGCTGTAAACTCAGGTATTACTAGCGGAACAAATAGAACAAAATCTCAAATCTACCTTTGGGATGGAGCAGCTCTTTATGCGCAGTTATCAGATGAAGTTGCAGTTGGTGTTCAGAAGATAGGATGGATAATGCCAGTAAATGGAATAATTTTTGTAGCCTATCAGGACGTTTCTGGCTCATATGCAATCGGATATATAAGTGGAAGAAGTATAAAGCCATTAGCTTTCTTCACTGGAGGTCTACCTACATTTGCTCAAAAGACTTTGTATAAAAATTATATTGCATTTATTAATGGGGCTTCAGTATCTCTAGCTGGTTCTGCTACACCAGATTTTCCTTATTCAATACATCAGCACGCAGATGGTGGTTACTCTACAGTAGGAGCAATCGCTGCTCCATTTGGAGTTCCTATTGTGGCAAGTACTCAAAGTACATCTTTTAAACTTGCAAAGTTTAGCGGGTACGACACAGCGTCTAACTGGAGATCTCTTATAATACCAATAACAAACGGAAGACATGTAGGGTACATAGATTACGTTATTGTCAAAACAAAGAACCTCGCTAGTGGAGCACGCTGTGACTTGCAACTAGAATATAATCAGGACCAAGATGATAGCGGTACAGTAAAACAAATAACAACAGCAAATAAGAGACGTCATGTTTTCAAACAATTTACTAACCCACCTCAGGGGGTTGAGGATTTTAGAGTCTTTCTAGATTGGACAAACGGAAGTACAAGTAATGATTGCGCCATCAAAGAGATTGAAATTTTAGGACATTTAAATGAAATATAATGGAGGATTTTACACCACAATACCAATATATACCTTCAAAAGAAAAGGTCATTTCTAGTGATCCTGAAATTGGGTTAGGTCAAACTATCGGAGGTATGCAGGTAGATGCTCAGCAACTCTCACAAGGTAAAGTAACAATACAAGGTGTAGCACAAAGAATCTTAATAGGTGACGCAACTGCACCATTAACTGGTATAGGTATTTTTATGGGGTCAGACCAAGCGACGACCATTGGGTATGACTTCAGAGCTGGTGATCCTTCAGGTAACTATATTCATTGGGATGCTAGTGCTGGGACTCTGACTATCTCAGGGAGTATCACAGCAACTTCAGGAACTATAGGAGGATTTAATATAGGTGCTGACTACATCCGTGATGTAGCTAACACCTTCGGTCTTGCATCTACTGTCAGTGGCAGTGATGATGTTAGACTTTGGGCTGGAGATACTTTTGCTAACAGAGCAACAGCACCATTTAGAGTAACTGAAGCAGGGGCTGTAACAGCTACATCAATAACAATCTCTGGTTACCTAGTTGCCTCTCAAGGGTCATTCGGTGGTGATGGTTCAGATGGTGCATTATCTATTACATCAGGAACAACAACAGTATCAGCAGCATCTGCAAACAGACTGGTGAAGAACTACACCTCTATTTCAATTACATCAACTGGTATTCTTGCGTTCTCAAACGCCAATGCACAAGGAACTATTTTTGTTTTAAAATCACAAGGTAATGTAACTATAACATCATCAGGGTCAAACACTATTTCAGTAAAAGGCCTTGGAGGAGGTAATCCAGCAACTGGAACTTCAGTGTATGCAACTCAAGCCGACAGTGGTGCAGACCCAGGATCTGCGGGTACATCACGTGGTGCTGGTCTCGCTTTCCTAATCCCTGCTGCAGGTGGAGTGCAACTTGCATGTGGGGCATCTGGCGGTGATGGAGCAGGGTCATTTTTCGGAGGAACACCAGGCACAGGTGGACGTGGAGGAGGCGCTCTGTATATTGAGTGTGCGGGCGCTTTGGATTTTGGAGCCTCTGCTACTATAAATGCAAGTGGAGATGATGGAACATCAGGGTCAAACGGAAATGTAGGTGGCGGTGGTGGCGGTGGTGCTGGAACCGTTGTAATTCTTTACAACACACTAACAACAAACGCTGGAACAATCACAGCTTCGGGGGGAACAGGGGGAAGTTCAGGCGGTGGTGGAGGTGCTGGAGCAAGTGGGGGAGGAAGCATAGCAAATGGTGGAGGTGGTGGCGGGTCAGGCGCTGGTGACTATGGACCAGGAGGTGGCGGTGGTGGAGGAAATGGTGGTGCGGCAGGAACAGCTGGCACATCAGGTGGGACAGGTGGAGCAGGAGGTGGCGGTGGTGGTGGATCATGGACAGTAGCTAAGAACACAGTACTAGCATAAAAATATATGAAACAATATCCTAAATTTCAAGTTGAATTTACCTGCGATGTATGCGGTTTACCTATGGGGAACTCACTTACTTTGAGTGAGGGTTTTTGGAATCCTGAAACAGGGAGAAACTTAGCAGATAATAGATATTGGAAAGATGATTATGTTGACGTTAGACATACTCAATGTGAAATAGACCATGGTGCTTTTGAGGAAATGTTTGATCAATATATAAAAGAAGTTAATAACGACCCACTAGAAGCTGAAGACTTTGTTAAAAAAAATAGGAAGAGAAAAGATTTTGATAAAGCAAAAGACAAAATTTTAAAAAGTAACGTAAATATGGTATAATTATAAAATCATGGAACCTACACAATCACAACTAGATGCACGTTCAAATCCTACAGCAGTAACAATAACAACACCAACAGGAGGTGGCTACTTTAAAGACAATGGTGGTTTCGGTGCTCAAGTTTTTAGACAAAATGCTGATGGAACGTACTCTCAGTTTGATGTTGCATCATTAGGTAGACAGCAATTACAACTTGGTATGACAGCCGATCAATATGGCAACTATAATAATATGCCTAATATGGGTGGGCAAGCTCAAGCGGGACTAGACTACCTTAAGAAGACATACGGTTTTGATTATAATGCACTACCAACCTACAATATTGCTGATATAGGTGCTTTTAATGGGAGAGACCCAGGTAAGTTATCTGCTTACACTGGTGATGCTAGTGGGTTTTTTCAGAATGTAACAGGTGCTGCAGGTCAGCAATCTGTTATAAATGGTGGTAATCTAACTCCTGAACAATTAGCGGGTGTGCAGTCAGGCACAGGTTATACAACTCCAGAGCCACCTGCTGTCACAAACATAGGTAATCCTATTCCAGCTCCTACATCAGGAGGGTCCGCATCTACTCCTGCCCCTAGTTTACCTCAGCCACAAGCGGCTCAGGCTTCAGAGTCATATATAACTTCACTCACAGGCCAGATTGAAACAGCAAAGACTGCTGTACAGGCAGAAGCTGATAGAAGAGCTGCTGAGTATCAAAAACAAATAGATGATTTAAAGGCTCAGCAGGCGGACTTTCAGGCAAAGATGGACGCTGGTTTAGCTGGTATTGAT